ATCATAAGGCTTACGGTGTCTTTCAGGTCTCTTATTCTCATGGTTAGTCCTCTTTTATTTGTCCATTTTGGTGGTCTCTTATGGATTTTTGCTCAATTATGTTTTTCGCCAGCATGATCATTAATTGTGATCGTCTTGTCTGTATTTCTCCCATTGTTGTGAGAGCTTCGTATATCAAATACCCCATTGCAGCGGCGGCCGCAAGATAACATAAGAATAACACGATTAGCGCGGCTATTAATGTGTAGTCCATTTAAGCTCCTCCTATTTAGTTTAGTCATCAAAATTTAATTTATCCTGGGCTCTGTCGCCGTCTATATACCGGAATATTTCCGTTGTTAATCGTTCGATTATTTCGCTACACTCGGGCGTAAACGGAATTTCACTAGTCGGTGTTTCGTAATTTATAACTCTCTTCGGCACCTTTACTTCGATGAACGTTCCGTCATTGGGTATATAAAATTTGGCCGTTATGGTAACGCTTGTTTCTGCTGTCTTTTCATTGTATGTATAGATAAGTTTTCTTGCTATTAGACGATCTTCGCAATAGTCCGGTAGCTCTAAAATCTTGGTTATATAAGGCGAAAGTTCTTTTACCGCTTCAATTAATTCCGGTCTCGGATACTCCGAACATTTTAGTTGTAGGGTGTCGCATCCTCCTGTGCTTTCGTTGTCTTGTTCATATGTGATGCTAAATACTTGGTGTTTGCTGATTTCGAATTTTTTTATTCTTCTGTCTAGCATAGTTTGCTCCTTTCTTAATTTTATTAGCGATTACCACCTGTTGTCAGGATCGTTCCGATGAGTACCATGGCCCCTAATACGTACAATGTTATTCCTTCTATCCCATGGCATTCATAAATCCATTTTCCCATTACAATTAACATTCCCGTAGAACCTGCTAAAAACATGCCTATTCCGATTTGTTCCATGTGATTTTCTCCTTTTGTAAGTCCGGTAGTTTTTCTATTTGCTGTAAATACTTGGTGACTTCATCGGCGGTCAAATATCCGATGACGTCGTTTGTTATCGGTGTGTTGTAACAAATATCCCCGTCCTTTAAAACAGCAAGTTCAAATAATCCCCCGTCTCCGCCAAAACTGTAACTAGAGCGAAGTACGCTTGCTCCATATCCATTTTTAAATTCATAGTGATATAGCAACTTCGAAAATGACGGGAAATGTCCGCTTAGATCTTCTACCGGCTCGTAATTTCCGAATTTTATTTTGGTCATATTTTGTCTCCTATCCTGGTCGATTTCGACCGGTTTGTTTTTATGTACTGCTTTCGTCGCCTATTACACCGAAAATGTTGATAAGCTCCGGCTCTTCTTTCGGCATACCTTTTCCACTCAACCAAAACTCCATTAGTTCATCAACAGTATTGAATAACAGCTTCTTCCCTTCACGCTTTCGTCTTTCCATTGACAACTCTGCACCGGCTCTCCACTGATTTTTGTAAATGTTCGGCCAACGCTTAATGTCTTGACGTTTCTTTTGTTCACCGGCAAACGGGCAACATACGCACCCAATCCGCTTAAATCCTTCATCGTATAAACTGCAATACGGAACTTTGTAAGTTTTGATGTATTCCCATACTTCATCATCACTCCATTCAATAATCGGATGTATATACCTTTTGCCGTTTGGTTGTCGGCACGGCTCTATTAGCTTCCACTTCCTTCTACGTACAGATTCCGCATGCCTGACTCCCGTTACAACAAATCTTCCCATTCCGCCCCGTTCTTTGAATTCGGCACAACAGTACCTAGCTAACCTCGTCGGTAAAATCCCTTTCTTTTCGATTAGCTTCTTCATACTCATTTTGGGTTTCTCCATCGTAACTTCCGGATACTGCTGTCTGACGAATCTGATAACCTCCGGAGGGTCAACTGTCGTTATGTTAAGATGTGCATCGAACTTTACGCTGGCTCGCTTGACGAGGTCTAATATGACGCAACTGTCCTTGCCGCCCGAAAACGCTACGTAATACCCTTCCGGTGGTTCATGAAGTTTGATTCGTCGAATAGCCAAATTTACTTTATCAACTAGCCCAAAAATGGTTTGTTCTTTTAACATTGGGTTTTGTTCCTTTCTCACTTCTATTTCGGCCACAAATAGCGAACTTGTTCCGTTTTGGAGTCAGTTTGTTCTGTTTAGGAAACAACTTCTTTTATATGTCGCCCGATCTCTTCCACGACGTTCACTGTAACCGCATTCCCGGCTTGCTTATATAGTTGTGTCTCGGAGTTGACGGCAGCTGCTCTGTCGAATTGCTCGTCCGTAAAGCCCTGTAGTCTAAAACATTCTCTCGGCGTTAAGCGTCGTATGCGAATCGCCTCGTCAGACTCTAGCACGCCGCTACATTCTGCCGGTCGATTCGGCTGTCCTTTGTGGTAACGCGCTAACAAAGCTCTAGCTGTATCAGTCGTTTGTACACTGCCTTTTTTATTAATGTCTACGAATGTGTACAAGCCTGTCTTTGCTCCGCAACCACCACCTTGACTTGATAGTGTGCAAGAGATTCTATTACCGTTATACACACACTCGCCTTGGCTACCGCCTATAATCTGGCTAAGAGCTGCTGCACTTTCTCTTCTGACAGGTAGTAGCGGTCGCCCGGCTGACTCTCCATGATATCCAACAATGTAGACACGTTCTCTGTTTTGCGGTACTCCGTAATCTTTTGAGTTGTAAACACGCCATTCGACAGTGTACCCTCGCCCCCCCATTTCAGTGAGAACGGCGAAAAATCCCCGTCCTCCGTCAATAGATAGCAGATTTTTAACATTTTCACAGATAAGCCATTCGGGTCGATTTTCTTCCGCTTCGTCAATGAGACGCATAATCTCATAAAAGAGTCCCGACCTTGTTCCTCGTCTAATTCCTTTTTGTTTTCCGGCGATACTAACATCTTGGCAGGGAAAGCCAAACGTCCACAAGTCGGCTTTCGGTACATCCCACCCTCTAACCTTTCGTACGTCATCTGCAAACCACAACCTTTCTGTATCGTATATTGCTCTATAGCTCTTTTGAGCAAATTTATCGAATTCACACCAGCCTATGCACTTCATTCCGGCTTTCTCTAACCCGGAATGGAACCCGCCGATGCCAGCGAAAAAATCTATAAACTTCATTCTCTCTTTGCCCCCTTTTCTCCATAAAGCTCTTGAAGATATTCGCGGCATACCGCTTCCCCTTCGGTCGCATCTTTAAAGTGTCGTCTATGGTGACAATCCGGGCAAAGCATAACCGCTTTTTCGATTTCGTCAGACTTATATATCCCGCAGGGCTCATGGTGATGTTTTACGCCGTACTCAATGGGAGCTCCACACCAAACACACGTGCCGCCGTCACGTTCGTAAATTTGGTTGTAAAATTCTTTAGCGGCTTTCCCTTTCAATCTCACTCTTTTTGTCTTTATTAAACTCATCGTGTTTCACCACCCTGTATTTGATTAACCTGCCTTCATAGACTCGTTCGATATTTGCCCAACAGCCTTTATGAGTTCGTTTGCCATTTATCATTTCCACAAAATGGATTTTTTCGTCAGGCTTAAAGCAGCGTTTATCGTCATGTACCCAAAGGGTATTTTCTCTTCCTTCTTCGATGGCGGCGTATTCCGCTCGGTTTTTTCTGATTAAATATCTGATCGTCATCGTCACCCGTCCTTATCATCCGGTAGAACATATACGGAAAGCCAAAGGCGGTGTATCCGTACTGTACCGGTTTTTGTATGTAGTATCCTTTGGGAGCTTTCGGCTCTTTCCAGGTTTTACTTTTTATCACTTCTTTTTTTATTTCCGGCTTTTTTAAATTCCTACTTGCCCGGTATCTTGATTTTTGGATGGAATCCTCTTCACAAAACGTTTCTCTTGTTTCTTTTACAAAGTACTCGGCGACTCGTCTTGCATCATCCGGCTTTCCGTCGTAAAACCGAAAGGCCTTGTAAGGAATTTCTCCGTACGGCCATAACTTTTTGTAATCGGAACGGGATAGCCCAATGTTATTTACTAGTAGGTGATGATGGATGCGATGGCCCTTACATTCTGTGGTAGCGATCCATTTGAGCGACTCACCTAGCTTGTGATAGAGTCTTCGGAGCTTACGGAGAAAATTGTCCAGCCGATTTTTTGCCTCTTCCTTTTTAGGTTCTGGCTCTTTGTACGTAAGGTCGATTCTTACGTCTTCCTCTTTGAAATTTTCAAGTATTAGGTAATAGAGATTTTGGATTGAATTTTTCTCATTTACTCTCCACTGTTCGGCCGATGTGTTTTTACTGTTTGGCGATCTCGGCATCGTCGGAGTCTTATATCTTGATGTGTGGTATTTACAGATTTCGATCACAGAACCTGCTTTTACCGTTTTTTGTACATACATAATTCGACCTCTTGGTTTTTATTTGGTCGTATATTTAATAGACTTAATCTAGCGATAACAGGGCCGAAGCCCTGTTTTTTTCCTGCTATATAATGTATAATATATATAGACCATTTACGGAGCTTGCCGGCTCCGGTCTGCTTTTTACGTTAGACGCCCTTGTGGCGTCTTTTTTTATTGACTTCTTCTATTCGGCTTCTCATATCTTCTACCACTCGCTTGGCCCTGGAGTCTTCTTGCTTTATTTTGTGTCTAACTCTATATAGGCACGCCCAGGTCCTATGGCCTTCAAAATACTTACAGCTAGGGCAAGCGGTATCAGGGATTAATCCGTCTACCGGACAATGAATAAATGACTTACTCATCGGGTGATTAAATCGACCAGGCTTATGGAAGTTATGAGATCCACTAAAACCAATGCGCCTATGAAAATACCGCCACACGTAGCATAGAATTTTATATCTTTATTTTCTTCTTTAAGACGGCGGTTTTCTGTCAGTAGTTCAAAGTTATCTTCCAGCAGTTGTTTGTTTATAAATTTTGTTCCTTCGAGCTGCCATTTTATATCTTTAATATTCAATTCTTCTTCATATGTTTTTTTCGTGTTTATCCATTCCGGCAATGTGATTTTCATGCTTTAACCTCCGCTCGGTAATACTCCGTATACGTCTTCTGAATTGATGGGCCAGGCGTGTGTGATTTTTAATCCCTGGTCTCTGTTATTTTTCATGTCATTGTCGTAGGCCTTTAGGAGGTAGCGTTTCTTTCTTATAAAGTTTTGGCTGGGTATAATGCTTATTTCAGGCCCCGCGCCTTCTTTTTCGATCGTGAGTCCTATAAATTGGTTGTTATTTTTAATGGCGTCTTCGAATGCTTGTATAACCTCTACTTTATTCATCAGCTTTCACCTTTCGTATGAATTTATTTCAATCTTTGACGTTGAGCCTTTTTTAAAAACGACTACTGCGGACGGAAACGGAGCGCTTCCTTTGCCGTCTCCGAATTTAAGGCGGCCTCTTATAAGTCTTATTTCGTTGGCCTTCATAACGTAGTCATGCCACCACGCGGTATCCGTCCGGGCCGGTAGTAAGCAGACGACTGTTGCTTTTCCTTGCCTTGCCGCTTCTTTTGCCTTTTTAACCCAGTTTCCTATTTTTCTTCCGTACGGAGGATTCATCCATATGACGCCCCCCCATTCTTGCTTTAGGGCATCTTCTTCTTTGGTGTAGTATTCAGGGCATTTGGCATTTTCTTTGCTTGCGCATATATCGAAAGTAAAATTAAACTCCTTGTTTAGCTTATTGAAGAGACCTTGAGGCGTACCCCATTCTTCACTGTTACTGGTATACATGCCTTTTGTCATCATTTGCCGGTACTTCCGAATCCACCTTCACCGCGATCGGTTTGGCTTAATTCGTTTGCTTCTTCGAATTCTACCGAGATGTTCTTTTCGATAAGGCCCTGCATGAATCGTTCGCCCTTATGGATGTATTTTTTAATTCGTCTTCCGGCCGTGATTTTAAACAGTCCCATGACTTCACCCCGGTAACTGCTATCTACAATGCCAACGCAATTAGCCAGATAAAATTTTGTTTTTGCCCCCTGTGAACTTCTCATGAAGAGCTTCATGTGATAGCCTTCGGGGATTTCAAAGGAAAGCCCCGTTCTTACAAAGGTTGCTGTGGAAAGATGCATGGATTTTACTGCCGTGTCTTCAATGGCATAAAAGTCGAAGCAGGCGTTTCCTTGGGTAATTAAAGGGATTTGCGCTTCGGGATGTGTCTTTTTAATTTTGATTTTTAAAGGTTCCATGTTTACCTCCTATTTAAAAAATCCTTGTTTTAATATGTCGTATAACATGGCGGTATGGCTATCGGCGGCGATGTTTATGTCCTTCTCGTACCCTGACGGCCATTTAATAGTGACGGTCCAGTCTTTCGGATTGTAGGTCAGTGTGCATTCTTCCCCGGCCATACAAAGAACTCTTTCAAAGGCCGCCACTATGATTGCTTTTTGTTTTTGGTCTTGTTCTACGACAAGCCGCATCATTTCTTTTTCTTCCGGCATCATTTTTTATTCTCCTTTCTTTTAAATTTCTCCACTTATCACCAGTAGCTCACTGGTGATTTTTTTAATTTTCTTTTTAAGGTTTTCGTTCTCCGCTTCCAGACGGCTGTTTTCTTCTTTTAGCCGTCTGTAGCCTGTTGCCGAATATTCCCATTCAATACCGGCTAGAGCCTCTACTTCTTGGCGGCCGAACTTTACGCCGGGCAGCGGTAATTGGTGGAGTTTATTTTCGTCTCTTAGCCTGTATACAGCTGATTGAGACACTCCGTAGTATTCCGATACATCTTTTACGGACATAACGTCCTTCTTTGTTTTCACATTATTAGGCCTCCTCGTCATCGTCATATAAAGTTAGCCAGCAGTGGGCTTGCCCGCACGGTCCCTGCCCGTAGCCGTTGTCGATTCCGTTGTTGTGGCCGCATTTCTTACATGCGGTGCTAGGGTCTATGCCCATTTGTTCTAGCTTATTAACCGTCCATGTGTCCATTTTCATTTTCCTTTCTTATGTTGCACGGTTTTCCGTGCTTAATATGTAAAAAAAAGAGTTTCTACTTCTTCGGCCGAAAGTTTCTTGTCGGTTGCCTCTCTAGCCACTTTTGCAATCTCCCTTTGTGTGAAAGGGACCTTGTTTTGCATTCTTTCGGACAGGGCTGTAGTGCCGATTCCTAAGAATTTGGCAAAATTGCTATGGGTTACAAAGTGTTCTGCAATAAAACCTCTTAATTTTGCATAATTGAATTTTTCCATTTTTCTCACCCCTTTTGCACGGTTTTCCGTGTTGTTACAAATATATCACACATATGTATTTTTGTAAACGGTTTTCCGTATAATCTTTTTTATTTTATATTGATGTGATACGCTTTTCCGTATATACTACTTATATAGTTTGTTTCGTTCGCAGATTGGAAGGTTTTTTATGAATACGTTTATCGAGCGATTGCGGCAAATTATGTCCGAGCGGTCTATTAGTCAAGCTGACTTATCGAGACTTACGGGCTTAAGAACTTCGTCTATTTCTGATTATTTAACTGGTAAGTATGTCCCTAAGCAGGATAAGGTGGCTCTAATTGCCGGCGCTTTGTCGGTAAGCCCGGCGTGGCTTCTTGGTTATGATTTTGAGGGTAGTAGCTTTTCGGCACGAACCGATCTTAAAGACGTGTTAAAGTCCGCTTCCTGCTGTACCTATGGTGGTAAGCCTATCAAAAAAGAGTTGCTCGAACGGTTAATTCAAGCAGCCCTGGAGGATGAATCGTGAAACGTATGTTGCCGGTTGTGCTGGATTTAATTCGTGAGTACGGCACGAATAACCCTACCGAATTGTGCCGGTGCTTAAAAATAAGTGTAAAGAAGGTGATAATCCCAGATATGCCCAAGGGTTTGTCTCTTTGTGTGTTTGGGCATAATGTTATTTATGTTAATAAACGCCTTAACTTTAATGCCCAAAACGTTGTTATTGCCCACGAGCTTGGCCACGCCGTTCTTGGGCATGTGCAACATAGGGTTTTAGGTTTCGATATTGTTCCTCGTAAGGAGAATCCGGAGAAAGTAGGCCGGCAAGAGCTTGAGGCAAATAAGTTTGCGTTTCTTCTTATAGCCCATACGTGTTTACGGAATGATGTTGATATGATAGACGGGATACGAGAAGAGAAGCTGCTTACGACGGAACGGGTGTCGGAATTATTAAAAGTTTTCGCGGGTACAGCTTGTTATGTTAAGTAAACTCATTAAGGGGTGTTGCTTGTGCTTGATGTTTTTTATTTTGGATTGCCTATTGTCGGGATCATTTGTTATTTTTTAGATTTTTATTCTATTTCTGTGTGGTGTGGCTACGGGGCTCTGGTTGTATCCTTTTTGGTTATTGCTATCCATAACGAGCCTAATAAATTCCGTACGTTTGTATTTTATTTCGTCATTACCGCTGCGTGTCGATTCTTTTTGGTTTCTTCCGATGTTCCTGGATTTGATGCATGGGGAATTGCGCTTTCTTTTGCGCTTTCTATTTTGTTAATTCCTTTTATCGCAGCCGGTATTTTCGGCATTTTATCAAGAAAATAGTTTGGCTCTATGTAGGTAAATAACAAGTATTGACATTAGTATCAATATTGGTTATCCTTTGGATATAGACGGGGACTTGCTCTCCAGGCGGCGATGCC